AAGTACTATATTCACGATGGTGAATATTTAGAATACGGCGGTAAATACCCCGACACAACAGATATATTCGAAAGAGTATTTGACTTTGATGAATGTGGCATAGATGATGATATGTCAGACGAGGAAGCAGACAGAATAATGAAAGAAAAGGTTGATAACCTGCCGTGGATAAAAGCAATTATGATATACATTGATATCCCCGAATCGGAGTTAACTTAAACTGATAATAGAATTTAAGGAGGAATAACACATGAATAAAGCAATTTTAATGGGCAGGCTTACAAGAGACCCCGAGGTCAGATATTCACAGACTGACAGTAATATGGCTATAGCGAGGTTTTCGCTTGCAGTAGACAGAAGATATAAAAAGCAGGGTGATGAAGTAACTGCCGACTTCTTTAACTGTACAGCCTTTGGCAAACAGGGAGAATTTGTAGAGAAGTATCTAAAAAAGGGTACAAAGATAGTAGTTACCGGTCGCATTCAGAATGATAACTACACCAATAAAGACGGTCAGAAGGTATACAGCGTTCAGATTATGGTGGAAGAGATAGAGTTCGCAGAAAGCAAGGCAGCAGGACAAAGCCAGCAAAATGATTCTATGCCACCAACTGATGGCTTTATGAATATTCCAGATGGCATAGATAGCTCGCTACCATTTAATTAAAGACTATTAGGCAGGCTTGTTTAAAGTTTGAACTTAAAAATGGTAAAACAAGATTAAACAAGAATTTAAACAAGCCTGTATAAAAGGGGTAAAACAATTATGATAAGAAGTTCGGAGATATTAAACCCTGAGGCTCTTATATGTGCCATTGTAAAATGTGCAGTTGCAGACTATAAGGCAGAACTGCAAAAGCGAAAAAGATTTACAGGGCAGATAGAATATGCAGATAGTTCAGTAGAAGGATTTTTCAAATCGGAGTATTTTGACTTTTTAGTATCAAAAACAGAACTAAAAGTAGTTAGGGGCGAAGATATAATTGAAGCACTAAAAAAGAAGGAGGCAAGAAGAAAGGCCAAGAAAAGAAGTTAATAGTAAATACAAGGAGGTGATGCCAATGTGGGCAAAACGATATCTACAAGAGATACAAAGGCTTGAAGAAAACTTAAACCAAAGGCTGGATGAACTGTCCAGCCTTAAAGCCATGTATGGGCTAAGGGGGTGTGGGCTGTCTGAAAAAGTGCAAACAAGCCCAAGTGGGGATAGCATGGAAAATGCGGTCATTAAATGTGTGGATCTACAGGATAAAGTAAACACTATGATTGATGAATTTGTGGATAAGAAGAATATTATCATATCACGGATACAAGCATTATCTGATACAAGGTGTATTAAAATCCTCTATATGCGGTATGTGCGATATATGAGCTTTGAAAGTATAGCCGTAGAACTCTGCTATAGCTATGACCATATTAGACGGTTACATGCAAAAGCCTTAAAAGATTTTGAAAGATGCCACAAAATGCCACAACATGTCTGATTAAGATGTGGTATAATGGTATCATTGAAATAACATCAAGAACCGAGTTTCCTCCTTCTCGGTTCTTTTTGTTTTAAATCTCAACAACAGGCATTAGCTGGAAAGGAGAGTAAATGCTAAACGAAAAACAAAAAAGATTTGTTAGTGAATACATTATAGACCTTAACGCGAAGCAGGCAGCAATCCGCGCAGGCTACTCTCCTAAAGGGGCAGAGCCACAAGCATCAAGACTGCTAAGCAATGCTAAGATTCAAGTTGAAATTGCCAAAGCCATGGAGGACAGGGGAAAGCGAACAGGCATTACACAAGACAGGGTACTGGCGGAGCTTTCAGCCATAGCATTTGCTAAGGCAACAGACTATGTAGAGGTAGACGATGATGGAAGTGTAAAGATTAAGCCTACGGCGGAGCTAACAGAGGAGCAGAAGAAGGCTATAGCCTCTATAAAGGAAGGGGCAAACGGTATAGAGATTAAGCTAACCGATAAGACTAAGGCTCTTGAGATGCTGTCAAGGCATTTAGGTTTATTTAACGATAAACTTAATGTAAATGTTGAGGCCATCGAGATTATCGAAGATATAGGCGAGTTGGAGAGTGATGGGGATTGAGGCTATCACTTAAAGAGTTAGTTGGAAAAGGCTATAACGATTTTTGGAATTGCAAAAAGCGTTATAGGGCGTGCAAAGGAAGCCGAGGCTCTAAAAAGTCAAAGACTGCTGCACTTGATATGATTTTCAGAATAATGAAATACCCACTATCAAACGGTCTATGCGTCCGCAGGTATTCAAATACGCTAAGAGATAGCATGTATAGTGATTTGAAGTGGGCTATACATAGACTTCATCTTGATGCCTATTTTGAGTGCACTGTATCCCCTATGCAGATTGTTAGAAGGACAACAGGGCAGAAGATATTATTTAGGGGGCTTGATGATGGTCTTAAAATAACATCTATATCAGTTGATTATGGTGTTCTTTGCTTTATATGGATAGAAGAGGCCTTTGAAATAACCAACGAGGATGATTTTAATAAACTCGATATGTCTGTCCGTGGCGAAGTTCCTGAAGGATATTTTAAGCAAATTACATTGACTTTCAACCCTTGGAGTGCCACAAGTTGGCTTAAGGCAAGATTCTTTGATACCGTTGATGATGATATATTTACTAAAACAACTACTTGGGAGTGTAACGAATGGCTGGATGAGGCGGACCGCAATATATTCCTTAAAATGAAAACCAATAACCCACACAGATACAGAATTGAAGGGGATGGCGAATGGGGTATTGCAGAAGGCTTAATATATGAGAAGGTCAGATTTGAAAACTTTGACATAGACAAGATTAGGGCTATCAATGGAATCAAGGCAGCCTTCGGGCTGGACTTTGGTTTTGCAGACCCTAATGCTTTTGTGTGTATGCTGATTGATAATACAGCTAAGAAGATATATGTATTCGATGAATGGTATAAGACTGGAGTAACTAACAAGATTATAGCACAGGCGATAAAAGATAAGGGATATGGCGGTCAAAGGATTATATGCGACTGTGCAGAACCTAAGTCTATAGCAGAGCTACAGGAAGAGGATATAAATGCAGAGGCATCAAGGAAGGGCAAAGACAGCGTTAACCACGGCATACAGCTTATACAGAATTATGAGATTGTAGTGCACGATGTAAATTGCCCTGAATTTAGGAGCGAAATACTTAACTACTGTTGGGTTAAAGATAAAAACGGAAAGCCGACTGATAAGCCCGACCATGACTTCTCGCACGGAATGGATGCGATGAGGTATGGGGCTTCTAAGGCATTAGTTGCGGATACATTCAGTTTTGATTAAAAGAGGTGTTAAATGTTTGATTTTGGCATGGAGACAAGGCGCATAAATGAGATTATCAATATAGGCGCAGCAAGTAAGATAAGTGATATTAAGTTCTTGGAGAAGGAGCTGGCGAAGTTCTTAAGCTCTAAAGAGCGCAAGATGATGATTACAGGGGAGCGTTATTTTAACTACGAACATGACATATTAGGCAAGCGCAGGATGGTTATAGGAGAGAATGGCAGTCTAATAGAGGATACTAAGCTCCCCAATAACAAGTACATAGATAACCGTTACGCTGAAATGGTACAGCAGAAAGTAAGCTACTTGCTCGCAAAGCCTATAACCTTTAATACCGATAATGACGCTTATGCTAAGCTGTTAAGAGAGGTGTTTAATAAGCGTTTTATGCGCCTTATCAAGAATATAGGGCGTGACAGTTACAACGGTGGTATAAGCTGGCTGTATCCTTACTACGATGAACAGGGCAACTTTAAGATGAAGAGATTTAAGCCCTATGAAGTATTACCATTTTGGAAGGACGAAACCGAGGAAGAACTTGATTTTGCCCTTAGAGTGTATGACATTCCTACATACGAAGGGGAGAAGGAGACAATAACAACCTTTGTAGAGCTTTATGCTAAGGAAGGTATTTACAAGTTTAGATATATGAATGGCTCACTAGTAAAGGACTATCAGACCTATTACTTTGAAATGCCACAGCTTGATGGAGATATGATGCCGTATAACTGGGAAAAAGTTCCGCTTATTCCTTTTAGGAGCAATGGGGCAAGTATTCCACTTATTAAAAAGTGTAAGAGCTTGCAGGATGGTGTCAATCAGATAATATCGAGCTTTGCAGACGGTATGGAAGAGAATGCAAGTGGCAATACTATCTTGATTATTAAAAACTACGATGGGCAGGACTTGGGTACATTCAGGCAGAACCTTGCAGCATACAAGGCGGTAAAGGTTAGGACGGTAGACGGTGCAGACGGTGGCATAGAAAAACTTGAAATAGAGGTAAATGCAGAGAATTACAAGGCAATACTTGCAGAGCTTAGAAAAGCGGTTGTACTTAACTGTAAGGGTTATGACATCGAGGAGCTTAAGAGTTCAGGCTCTCCGAATGAAATGTCGATTAAGGCGGTGTATTCCAATATTGACCTTGATGCCAACGAGATGGAGACAGAATATCAGGCAGCATTTGAAGATTTGCTATGGTTTATAAATGCCTACTTTGCACAAACCAACAAGGGCAACTTTGAGGGCGAGGCGGTTGAGATTATCTTTAACAGAGATATGATGGTAAATGAATCACAGGTAATCGCAGATATAAACAATAGCGTTGGCTTACTTAGCCAAAAGACTTGTGTAGCTATGCACCCTTATACTTCAGATGTAGAAGAAGAGCTAAAACAGATTGAACTTGAAAAACAGGCATCAATAGATGACTATGATAATGCCTTTACTCCGAACGCAGGAGACGAAGGAGATGGAGACGATGAAGAGTAGGGAATACTGGCAGAACCGCCACATGCTTATAGAGAGCCTAAACAATGCCCAAGGTGTAAATGTTAAGGCTGACATTGATAAGGCTTTCAGAATGGCAGAGAACAATATACAGGGCGAAATTGAGAAATGGTATTCGCGTATTGCGGACAATAACGGGGTTTCAATCTCAAAGGCAAGGCAGTTACTCACTAACCGAGAGCTTGAAGAGTTCAAATGGGATTTGAAAGACTATATCAAGTACGGGGAAGAGAACAACTTAAATGGTAAGTGGATAAAGGAGCTTGAAAATGCTTCGGGTAGATGGCATATAAATAGACTTGAAGCCTTAAAACTTAGAGTTCAGCAGAAGGCAGAAGAGGCATTTGGCAATGAAGTAGATTCAATTGACAAATTTGCAAGGGATGCCTATCTGCGTGGCTATTACCGAACAGCCTACGAAATACAAAAAGGTTTGGGAGTAGGTTGGAATGTGGGGGTAATTGACAATGCTGCTATTAATGAGATTATAAAAAAGCCTTGGTGTCCAGACGGTGCAAACTTTTCAAGCCGTATATGGAACAGAAAAACTTTGATGGTTGATGAACTCCATAGGGAAATACTAAGGACCACACTACTGGGAGAACACCCAACCAAGGCAATAGATAGAATGCTTAAATATGTGGATGGTTCAATCGGCAACGCAAGGCATGCGGCTGGAAGGTTAGCGATGACAGAGGCGGCATACTTTGGCAGTAAAGGACAACAGGACAGCTTCAATATGCTTGGAGTGGAAGAATACGAGATAGTGGCTACACTTGACAATTCCACATCGGCGATATGCCAGGAGATGGATGGCCAGCATTTCCCTATGAGTGAGTTCAAACCGGGAGTGACAGCTCCTCCATTTCATCCGTATTGCAGGACTTGCACCTGCCCATATTTCGATGATGAATTTACCGAAAAAGATATCAGATCGGCAAGAAACGAAGAAGGTGAAGTTTATCATATACCTGCTGATATGAAATATGAAGAGTGGAAGAAGTCAATGGTTGATGGTAAGACTGAAAACTTGACGGTTTTATCTTCTGATGGTAAAATGAAAAAAGATACATTTAGCGGAGCATTAAACCCTAATAGTGCTGAGGCTTCAAAGCATGCTATTAAGTATTATGAATCGGTAAGGAAAATGACGAGTGATTGCGAAGCAATTTCAAATAAAACAGGCTACCCACTTTCATTTGTAAAAGATGTAAAAGAACATTTATTTATGACAAAACATGACTTGGGGAATGGAGTACCTGAGTATTTCTTTCCTGATTATGAGATAGCACAGTCTTGGCAAAGGTTGATGGATTCAAAAATGGAAATACAGCCGCATGATTTGATTTTACTGGAACATGAACATGCTGAATTTCTGTATATGAAGCAAGGTTTGTCACAAGCGCAGGCACATAAAAAAGCAGAACAGAAATATAATTACTCAAAAGCATTGCAGGAAAGGAAGTGATAATGTGATTTGGAATGTAAAAAAGAATAAAGAAACAGAATCTTCAATTTTAATTGAGTTCAGCAAAAATGATACTTTTGATGGTATTATAGAATTTGATAAAAAGAAAGAACAATTTGAACTGGTTTCAGCTGCTAAAGATTGTGATGAATTTGAATCTAAACGATTATTCCAGTTTCTGTATACTTTAATACAACAGAATACATTATCATTTAAACCTTATTCAATAAGAATTGGGTAGAATTTGGCATAATAGGAAAACCAAAAAAAGAGATTAGCCCTCCGCCTTAACAGGCAGCGACAAATCTCTTTTGTATCTTTATACAAGCACATATATGTAAAAAAATCAAGCACCTGTAACAGGGTGCTTTTTTCATGCAGAAGGGAGATAGTAATGGAACTTGAAAGTACAGCAATAATGAGGATTGAAATGTTAGGTGGCAAAGTTAATAAGGAACTACTTGCTTATTTCATTGAAAAGTCAGTAAGGGAAATCCTTGAGTTCTGTAATATAGCGGAACTGCCAAAACAGGCTGAAATATATGCAGTAGACTGGATAGCGGCGAATTATCTTACCGAGCAGCTAGGCTACTCTAAGCAGTGGGAGAAAATGAGGGAGAACTCAGAAAGAGGGCTTATAAGCTACAGAAGGATGAGGTGGTAAGATGGAAAGACATTTGATAAAAACAGTAAACCTACAGAATGGGAAACTTTATGAAATAATAGGCGGTGACAGGTTCTTACTTGCCAACTGCGATGTACGACTTGAAATATACGAAGAGCGGTATAATGTGCCTGTACTTGGTGGCTGTGGAGTAAAAAAACAGAAGGTACAGCTAAGCATCTGCGATAATTTGGATGCTACAAGACCGATAGATGTGGGAAGCCTGAACAATGTACAGGGGTTTAACATACAGGCAGAATACAGGCGAAATGATGGAGTATTTGAGACTATGAGATTTTACAACATAACACCGATTGATATAGAGCTTGGTGGCAAATGGGTATTTGAAGTAAATGAGAAAGTAAATATTTAAGGCACTTTACAGAGATGTAGGGTGTTTTTTTCATACTAGGAGGTGAGATTTTGAAAAAGTTTTAAATAGGGCTTGACTTTTCGTCTGACAATAATTATAATTCAATTAGTGGCAGACAAAAAGTGAGGTGATGAAGTATGAGCCCACGCACAGGCAGACCTAAATCTGATAACCCAAAAGCGGAAAGAATAACAATTAGGTTAGACAATGAACACTCACAAATTATAAAAGCATATTGTGAGCAAGAAGAAATTGATAAGACCGAAGCTATTCGCAGAGGAATACAGAAATTAAAGCCTGATATAAAAAAATAAAAGCAACTGGTCAACTTGGCGGAAGACAGTTACTTTTATCGTTCGAAAGAAAGTTCTTTCTGTAAATATTATAATGCAGAATAGAGCTTCTTTCAAGTACAAAAACTGAAAGGAGCATTTTTTATGAACACAGTAGAGAAAGCAGAGAAAATGTTAGGAAAGATTAACAACAGATATAACCTTACAGCTAGAGAGATGGACGAGATATATCAGGAATATAATCACGATATGTTTGACCTTATAAGCTGTGCCTTTAGGTTCGGATACTTACAAGGCAGTAAAGCGGTTAAAGCGGAAATGAGAAAGGAGAAAGTCGCATGAATGAGTTAAAAGTGTTTAATAACAATGAATTTGGCGATGTAAGAGTAGTAGAGGTAGATAGCGAACCTTGGTTTTGTTTGCTGGATGTATGCAGGATTCTTGGAATCACTAATCATAAGGATGTTAAAAACAGACTTTCAGAAAAGGGGGTAGATACAATCGACACCCTTACAAAAGGTGGTAAACAGGCACTTTTGTATATAAATGAGTCTAACCTGTACAAGACAATCTTTCAGAGTAAAAAGGAAGAAGCAGAAAAATTCACCGAGTGGGTAACAAGTGAGGTTATACCGTCCATAAGAAAGCATGGAGCATATATGACGGACAACACTCTTGAAGAGGCACTCACAAGCCCCGACTTTCTTATTCGCTTAGCTACAGAACTTAAGAACGAGAAAGAGGCAAGGAAGAAGGCAGAAGACAAGATAGCAGAAGATAAGCCAAAAGTCCTTTTTGCAGAGGCTGTAAATGCAAGCAGCACTTCAATACTTATAGGTGACCTTGCTAAGATTTTGAAACAGAACGGATATGATACAGGACAGAAGAGGCTTTTTGAGATACTGAGAAATAAGGGCTTTCTTATGAAAACAGGCTCAAGCAAGAACATGCCTACGCAAAAGGCTATGGAGATGGGACTGTTTGAGGTTAAGGAAACAACAATCAATAATCCTGACGGCTCAATCAGAATAACCAAGACTACGAAGGTCACAGGAGCAGGACAGCAGTTCTTTATCAATATGTTTCTTGCGAAGGCTTCATAAAGAAAATTTAATAAGTTTACAAGCGTTTTACAGCAATGTAGAGCGCTTTTTTATGCGGACTGACAAGCGTATAACCGAGTACACCAACTAATCATAGTGAGAGCGAACTCGTAAAAAAGCGTAAAAGAAAGGATGGAAGATATGACAAGAGCAGAACTTGAAGCATTAGGACTAACCAAAGAGCAGATTGACAGCGTTATGGGCATCAATGGCAACGACATCGAAAAGGTTAAGACAAAGTTAACCGATGCAGAGAAAGAGTCCGAAACCCTAAAAGAGCAGATTAAGGACAGAGACAAGCAACTCAATGACCTTAAGAACTCTAAGGAAGATTTGGAAGGGCTAAAATCTCAGATTGAAACCTTGCAGAAGGACAACAAAGCCAAAGATGAACAGTATAAGGCTGAAATCAGGAATCTGAAAGTAAATAGCGCAGTTGATGCAGCTCTTACAGGGGCAAAGGCTAAAAACCTAACTGCGGTTAAGGCATTACTTAAAGACATTGATAAGGCTGAACTACTTGAAGATGGAACGGTTAAAGGCTTAAAAGAGCAGATTGAAGCTCTTACGAAGGCAGACGATACCAAGTTTTTATTTGATATCGAGACAGTACCTCAGACACCAAAGGGTGCGACACCAGCAGGAGGCAAGAACATGGGAAATACTGGAGTAGATACTTCCAAAATGACATACTCACAGCTTGCTAAATACTTGGATGAAAACCCTGACGCAAAAATTGATTAAGTAAAGGAGAAAGAAAATTATGGCAAAATTTGACAGCAAATCATTTAACCCACAGGCATTTGGAGCTTATGTCAATAGGATTCCAAATACAAAAAAGAGTGAACTCGCAAAAAGTGGTGCGGTAGGCACAAATGAACAGGCAGAAGCATCGCTAAGCACACAGACAGGCTCTTTATACACTAGAGTCCCTTATTTTGGAAGAATTTCGGGCGACACTTCACAGAATAATGATGGCGCAACAGACATCCACTCTTCAAGTACAACTACTTATGAACAGGGATTTATAGTTGCATCAAGAATGGATTCTTGGACTGAGAAGAACTTTTCAAAGAACATTACCGCAGGTGTTGATTTTATGGATAATGTTGCAGCGCAGATAGGCGATTACAAGATGGAAGTAAGGCAGGCTATCCTGCTTGCAATACTTAAAGGTGTATTCGCAATGAAAACCACTGGCACAAGTGTTGCTGAAAAAGCCGCAAAAGAATTTATTGATAAGCACACTTATGACATCACCAAAGAAACAGGCGTTGATGACGCTGGCATGGTGAAGGCAACTACCTTAAACAAAGCGATTCAGAAGGCAGGCGGAGACAATAAGAATATTTTTAAACTTGCGATCATGCACAGTGAAGTTGCTACAGGGCTTGAGAATTTGAAACTTCTTAAGTATATGACATATACCGACACAGATGGTATCGAGAGAGAATTAGCGCTTGGTACTTGGAACGGCAGACTTGTACTGATTGACGACAATATGCCAACAGAGGAAGTATCGGCAGGCGGTACCACATATACCACATATACAACCTATGTGTTGGGAGAAGGTGCGATTGTGCTCAAGGATATTGGCGATAATGTTCCATATGAAATGTCAAGAAATGCCGAAAAGAATGGCGGTCAGGATACTTTATATGTGCGTGACAGATATATTTGTGGCGTTGATGGAATTTCATTCGAAAAGCCAGCTTCAATAACTGCTTCTGCCAGCAATGCAGACCTTGCTACTGGCACCAATTGGAATATCATCAACGATGGTGAAAAGGCAATCCCACACAAAGCAATCGCAATTGCAAGGATTATATCAAAGGGGTAATTTATGATTACTGTAGAGGATATTAAAAAGAGGCTTGAAGGCTTCGGTTATAGTGCTGTTTCTGAAAATGAGGCAGCACTTGCCTTTGCCCTTAAAAAGGCATCGGATATATGCAAGAATGATTGTAATGTGTCAGAAGTGCCCGAAGGCTTAGAGAGCATAGTTGTAGATATGGCTGTTGGTGAGTTTTTCCTTGCATTAAAGACCTTTAACCCATCAAGCCTAAGTAATATAGGGCTGTCATTTGATAGTGCCGTTAAAGAGCTTTCAGAGGGCGACACAAGGATATCATTTGCAACAGAGGGCAATAAGTCGGATGAGCAGAAGCTGGATAATATGATTGATTTGCTTATCAATGGCAGAAGGTCAGAATTTGCCTGCTACAGGAGGTTCAGATGGTAAACATTACAAGGCTGGAATGGGCAAGGGAAAAGGCGAAGAAAAACTTTGAATTACTCTTTGAGGACAGGTGCGATGTGTATGAGTATGCCAAAGAAAAGCAGGCTAACGGCTCAACAGCCCATAAAGAAATGCGTGTACTTGCTGATATCCCTTGCAAAATATCATTTAACGGAGCTAATCAGGTAGCTGAAGGGACTAAGTATTCCGCTCCTGTACAGAGCATAAAGCTCTTTATCCCAAATGGTATAAATATTAAAGATGGCTCAAAACTTGTTATTGCAAGGCAGGGTGAGGCAACTGCTTATAAAAACAGTGGTGTATTGTCAAAATATGCCACACATAGCGAATTAGGGCTAGAACTATTTAAGGGGTGGTCATAATGGGCAGAAATGGAAGCGTTGACACTTCGGAACTGTCTAAATTATTAGCTAATATCGAGGGCATGAAAGAGGCTACACCTGAATTTTTAAGGCAATGCACCAATGAGCTGGGTCAAAGGTTACTGCGTAAGGTTATAAGGCGCACACCTGTAGGGAAAAAGCCAACTTTCAAAGGTGAAAAGACCGCAAAGGTTGAGGGCAAGAGCGGAAAATCTAAGACCTTCTTAACCAAAGAGGGCGCTGCTTATGAAAATATGATGAAAACATATTGGAGCGGTTACTCAGGCGGACACCTCCGCAGGAGCTGGAGGGTAACAAGCGCAGAAGGTACAGGATACAACTACACTATAACCGTAGAAAATCCTTTAGATTATGCCAGTTATGTAGAGCATGGGCACAGGCAGACACCTGGGCGATTCATACCTGCACTTGGAAAAACCGCGGTTGTTTCGTGGGTAAAAGGCAGGCACATGCTATCAGATTCAGTAAATGAGCTTGAAGATTCTAAGTACAAGATTGTTGAAAGCAAATTAGATGCTTTTTTGAAGGAGCGGATGAATGTTTAATGATGTAGTAGATGCGATATGCCTGACTATATCACAGGCATTTGCAGACAGGGAAATATACACAGAACAGGTAAAACAGGGATTTACTCCACCCTGTTTTTTTGTTACCTGTATAAACCCAAATGAAGGGCGGTATCTTGGCGAGAAATTCCAACATAAAGGAAAGTATGAAATAAATTACTTTCCAAATGAAGAGAACGCAAATAGGGAACTGGTGGATGTAAGCGAAACCCTTTCGGATATCCTTGAAACTATAGAGGTAAAGGGAGAGCTCACGCGTGGTACAAAGATGGAAAGCACCATAAGTGATGGGGTGCTTAGCTTCTTGGTAAATTATGACTACTTTATATATAAGGGTATGGCCAAAGAGGAAGCTATGGAGAAACTGCGATCTAAAACGGAGGTAGAAAATGGCTAAAACAAAAAAAGATGATGATAGCCCTGTATATGACCTTGAATCGCTTTTACGGGCTGATAAGTATGCAGGCTATAAAGACATACTGCCAATAGTGGTAAGCCCCGATGACTTGCTTACCCTGGCAGAGGTTGACAGCAAGATAGATGAATTTTTAGAAAGAGAGGTACAGTAAATGGCTTTAGGCGGCGGTGTTTTTTTAACACAAAATAAGGTATTGCCTGGCAGTTACATTAATTTTGTATCTGCTGCAAAGGCTAGTGCATCCCTGTCAGATAGGGGAATCGCTACAATGCCCCTTGTACTTGACTGGGGCAAGGATGAAGAAGTATTTGAAGTAACTTCTGCTGATTTTCAGAAGAACAGCCGTGAGATATTCGGCTATGACTATGCAAGTGATAAGTTAAAGGGATTAAGGGACTTATTCCTTAATGCTAAAACCCTTTTTGCTTACAAGCTCAATAAGGGCGAGAAGGCAGCAAATACATTTGCAACAGCCAAATACAGCGGAGAGAGGGGCAATGCTCTTAAGGTGGTAGTTAAAGCAAACGCAGATACACCATCAAACTTTGATGTTGCCCTTTATCTTGATAATGATAAGGTAGACGCACAGACAGTATCAAAGATGGCAGACCTTAAGGATAATGCCTTCGTTGACTGGAAAAAGGGGGCAACTTTAGCGGTAAATGCAGGGCTTGCACTAACAGGCGGTACAAATGGAAATGTGACCGCATCAAATCATCAGAAATACCTTGAAAGAATAGGGAGCTACAGCTTCAACACTATGGGAGTAGTTACCACAGATGAGGCGATTAAGACCTTATACGCTAACTATGTAAAAAGGCTAAGAGAAGACGAAGGAATTAAGTTTCAGACAGTAATTCATAAGAAGGCTGCTGATTTTGAAGGTGTAATCAATGTAAAGAATACCGTTAAGGGTGAGGGTGCTGATATTGTTTACTGGGTTACAGGATTACAGGCAGGGTGTGCAGTAAATAAGTCCTGCCTGAACCGTAAATACGATGGCGAATACGAAGTAAATACAGACTTCTCACAGTCCGAATTAAAGGCATCCATAAAGGCAGGCGAGTTTGTCCTTCATAAAGTTGGAGATGAAATCAGGGTATTGTCCGATATTAACTCACTTGTAACCGTAAGCGATACCAAGGGCGAGATATTCAAAGAGAATCAGACCATACGAGTAATTGATCAGATTGCCAATGATATTGCTGTACTCTTTAACTCCAAATATCTCGGCAACATACCAAACGATGCAGATGGAAGGGTTAGCCTTTGGGCGGATATTGTAAAGCACCATGAGGAGTTGCAGAAGATTAGGGCTATTGAAAACTTTAGCGATAAAGATGTAACTGTAGGGCAGGGCGACAGCAAGAAGGGTGTTGTGGTTGCTGATAAGGTTACCGTAGTAAATGCAATGGCTCAGCTCTATATGACTGTAACAGTAGCATAGAAGGGAGATAAATAATGGCGGATAATTTAACTATGAAAGCCTCCGATACACTTTCGGCAAAGATGGCAAAGGTATTTGTGACCATTGATGGCCGCAGATATAATCTTATGAATGCAATCAATCTTGAAGCAAAGTTTGAAAAGACTAAGACCGAAGTACCTATCTTAGGACAGATGGGAGCTGGTAATAAGGCGACTGGCTGGAAGGGAACGGGCTCTGCAACCTTCCACTACAACTCAAGTATGTTCAGGGAGATTGTAGAGAAATTTAAGGACACTGGAGAGGATACATATTTTGAGATTCAGATAACCAACGAGGATCCAACCTCAAAGGCAGGAAGACAGACAGTAGTATTGCTTGGCTGTAATATTGATGGCTGTATGCTTGCTAAGTTTGATGCGGACGGTGAGAACCTAGACGAGGATATGGACTTTACTTTTGAAGATTTTAAGATTCCTGAGAAGTTTAAGCTCCTTCCAGGTATGGCATAAATTAAGTTGAACAATTCACAGGGTATGCAGTATTTGCGTACCCTATATTTTAAAGAAATGGAGATAATAAAATGGGAAATTTTGAATTATTCATGAAGGGCAATAAGGTAAAGAGAGAAAATCAGTTCATAGCAGTTTCAAATAATTTTTTAGATAAAGACGGCAACCCAGTTAAATGGGAGGTTAGACATTTAACAACAAGAGAGGCGAACGCAATAAGAGAGGACTGCACAACAGAGATACAGGTTAAGGGTAAGCCGGGAATGTTTAGAAGCAAGCTAAATACAAATGAGTATCTTTGCAAGCTAGCAAGTGCTGCGGTGGTAACTCCTGATTTGAATGACAAGGCTTTGCAGGATTCATACGGAGTTATGACCCCGGAAGAACTTATACTTGAAATGATAGACGATCCTACCGAGTTCAGCGAGTTTCTTAATAAAGTTCAGAATATGAACGGACTTGATAAGAGCCTTAACGATAAGGTGGAAGAAGCAAAAAACTAATAGAGGAGGACGGCACGGCGAGCATTGCACATTATTGTTTGCATAAACTCCACATGCTGCCCTCTGAGTTTTTAGCGTTAGATGAAGAGAATATGGCATTTGTCATAGCTTCAATAAACATCAAGATAGAAAAAGAACGAAAAGAGGCTGAAAAAATGAAACGAAAGGGGAAGAAGTAATGGCAAGTATTAGCGCAAAAATTAACCTGATTGACAGCTTAAGTGGCCCGATGCAAAGAATGATTGCTTCAACCGAAAATCTAATCAGCCACATGAATGATGTTGAAGGGGCAATGAATGATGGATTTAATCCCCAGGTTATAGAAGAGGCAGGACGCCAGGCAGAAGTATTTACATCTCAAATGAACACGGTAAGCAGTAGCATAAATAATGCAGAGGCTGAACAGCAGAACTTTGATGACAGTATCCAACAGTCTGCAAATTCAATGGATGCCCTTGTAGGCAAGGTTAAGGGAATGCTTGCAGCCTATCTGTCAATAAGTGCAATCATAGGCTCATCTAAAGGGTTCATGGAAGCTGCCAATGTACAAATTGAAGCAGAGACAAAGCTATCAACTGTTATGCGGCAAAGAATGGGAGCAAATGATGACTTGATTCAGTCTGTTAAAAACCTGGCTTCAGAACAGCAGAATCTAGGAGTCATAGGCGATGAAGTACAAATGGCAGGTGCCCAGCAGCTTTCAACATTTTTATATACAGCCGATGCATTAAAGACATTAATGCCTGCTATGGATAACCTTGCAGCTCAGCAGAACGGAGTAAGCGCAAGTAGTGGCGATTTGGTAAATATCGGAAATCTGATGGGAAAGGTTATGCAGGGTCAGGTAAGCGCACTAACAAGGGTTGGAGTTACCTTTTCGGAAGCACAGGAGAAAGTGCTTAAATATGGTAATGAACAAGAAAAAGCGGCAATGCTTGCGCAGGTAATAACTGATAATGTGGGCAATATGAACGCTGAGCTTGCAAAAACTCCCGCAGGACAGATGGCACAGGTAAGTAATGCCCTTGGGGATATGAAAGAGGTTGCAGGATATGCTCTGATGCCTGCGATATTAGCATTAAATGATGTAATAAAAAACAATGCTGCATTTATCGAAAGTGCAATAATAAATGTAGGTGTGGCTCTGGGTTATATTATTGAAATGGCAACAGCGGTTGTAGATGCAATGTTTAATGCCTGCTCTTTTATTGCCGACAACTGGTCGGTTATTGAGCCAATAGTAATGGGAATTGTGGCAGCTTTTGCAATCTATAATGGTATTCTGCTGGTGCATAAAGGCATACTTTTAGCTTCCGCAGTGGTACATGGTATTGTAGCCACAGCAACGGCAATACATACAGCTTTTACAAGTGGGTGGTCAATAGCAACATTTACAGCAACTGCAGCACAGCAGGGTCTTAATGCTGCACTTCTAGCCTGCCCTATTACCTGGATCATACTTGCAATAATAGCAATAATAGCAGCAGTATATGCAGTTATTGCGGCAATAAATAAAGTTACAGGTTCAACAATAAGTGCAACAGGGGTTATTATGGGCGTAATTAGTTCATTTGTAGCATTTATATGGAATACTTTTCTTGCAATGTTTGAATTTATCCTTGGCATAATAAACGCATTGATTAACCCATTTATTGAGATTGCAAACTTCATCGGAAATGTATTTACAAATCCAATATCATCAATAATATATCTTTTTCAGGGTATGGCAGATGGAGTGCTTGCTACTCTTGAAAAGATTGCCAGTGCAATGGATTTTATATTTGGGTCTAATATGGCAGATACAGTTCAAGGATGGCGCGGTGGTCTTAAAGCCATGGCGGATGCTGCGGTTGCAGAGTATGCCCCTAATGAGGATTATCAGAAAGTAATGGATAACCTTGATTTGAGTGCGGAGAGCTTAGGAATGAAACGGTGGGAATACTCCGACGCTTTCAATAAGGGGTATAGTGCTGGAGAAAACCTTGAAAATGGGGTAAAAGACTTCATGGGAAATATGTTTAATGCAGAAGTGCCGAGTGGTTTTACTCCCGGAGGAAACGGAATTGAAGGCAATGTTGCAGATATTGCTAAAAATACAGGGAAAGCGGCGGATTCGCTTGAAATATCAGGTGAAGATTTGAAGTATCTTAGGGATATTGCAGAAAGAGATACTATAAACAGATTTACCACAGCAGAAATTAAGATTGACATGAAAAACAACAATAATATATCTTCAGGTGCTGACCTAGACGGACTTGTGTCAGACCTTGCTGAAAAGGCAGGGGCAGCACTCAGCATGGCAGCGGAGGGGGTGCATAAATAATGAGCTACAAATTCAGTTTAGGGAAGATAATGCTACCTGTGCCACCGTCTACCTTTCAATATGCGATTAAGGGGAATGATAAGAAAATAAGTTCAATAAATGATGGCGAATTTTTAGTGCTAAAAAATGCAAAGCTATCAGAGATAAGTTTTGAATTTATGTTGCCCAATGTAAAATATCCTTTCGCACACTATAAAGACAACAAATTTGAAGATGCAAAATTCTTTTTAGATAAGATTGAAAAGATGAAGGTTGCGAAAAAACCTTTTAACTTCATTATAGACAGATCAAGGCCAGATGGTGCTAATCTCTATGATTACAAAGAAAAGGTTGTAATTGATGATTATACCATTAAAGAAGGAGCTAAACAGGGCTTGGATGTGATGGTGTCAATCAAATTAACGCAGTATAGAGAAGGAAGTTTCAAGACAGTAAAAGTCAAAAAAGATAAGAAGGGCAAGAAAAAGCTTAAGACTAAGAAAAAGAGACAGACACACAATGCACCGATGTCTGATGGCAAGGCTAAGACTTACAAGGTAGTAAAAGGCGATAGTTTGTGGCTGATTGCTAAAAAGCACTACGGCGATGGCTCTAAATATAAAAAAATCAAAGAGGCAAACAAGAGCAAATTAAAACATGGCAATATGATTTTTAGTGGGCAAATTTTAACGATTCCAAAGTAAGGGGGGCATATATGACGGTAACTTTAATTATTGCAGACAGCAAAAGCACATTGTATGCCCCTATAGTGCTGGATGAAATTTCTTGGAAAACTGAAAGAAGAGGGAGCCCCGGAGTGCTATCCTTTAAGATTCTTAAAGATAAAAAATCAAATACATTTGCAGAAGGAAATCATGTCAGACTTGAGGTAGATGGTAAAAAGGTATTCTACGGCTTTATTTTCGCGATTAAGAGGGATAAGAGCGAGAGTATAAGCATAACAGCCTATGACCAGTTAAGGTATCTAAAAAACAAAGATACAATGTTCTACGCTAATAAAACGGCAGGAGATATTATCAAGACTATTGCTAAAACCTTTAGACTTCAGACAGGCAAAATCGAGGACACAGGCTACAAGATTCCAAAGAGGGCAGAGGACAATGTGACACTCTTTGATATCATTTATAATGCTCTTGATGAAACCCTTGATAATAAAAAACAAATGTATGTCCTCTTTGATAAATACGGGAAACTTACACTTAAAAGCCTTAAAAATATGGAAGTCAACTTCGTAATTGACGAAACCAATGCGGAGGACTTCACATATACATCAAGCATAGATAATGAAACCTACAACCAGATAAAACTTGCCTATGATAATGATAAGACTGGAAAGCGTGAGACTACAGTTGTAAAAGATGGCAAACATATCAATGAATGGGGAGTGCTCCAGTATTATGATAAATTCAAAAAAGGTGAGAATGGGAAAGCTAAGGCAGAGGCATTGCTTTCGCTTTACAACAGGAAGGCTAAAGGATTGTCATTTAAGAATGTTAAGGGCGATTTTAAGGTACGGGCTGGCAGTCTTATAGGTGTAGCGATTGACTTAGGCGATGTAAAGGTCAAAAATATGATGCTTGTCGAAAAATGCACTCATAAGATATCAGAGAATGAGCACTTTATGGATTTATCAGTTAGAGGGGCAGACTTCATAGAATAGGAGCGTATATGGCAGATATAAACGATTTGCTTGTAGTTATTAAGCAAGCGGCACTTGATGCGGTTGATAATGTGAAGCCTACGGCCTTTATGTTTGGGTTTGTGGAAAGTGCCAAACCCTTAGGGGTAAGAATAGACCAAAAACTTTTGCTTGATGAGGCTTTTCTTGCATTAACAAGAAATGTAAGTAAGTATTCTGTTGATGTTGAGCTTGAGGAAGAGACTGAATCAGAACAGGGACATAAACATAAAATAAAAGGCAAAAAGAAGATAACCGTTGACAACTCTCTTAAGGTTGGGGATATAGTCCTAATAGCTAGGGAGCAGGGCGGTCAAAGATTCATAATAATTGATAAGGCGGTGGGATTATGATACCTGATAGCTTTATATCGGATGTTGACCTTGAAGAGGAGATTGAGCCAAATAAGACTTATAGGATGAACTTCAAGGATAACATCGTGGAAGGCTTTGTTGATGATAAGGACGCAATCAGACAGGCGATTTATAAAGCCCTTGGAACGGAGCGATATGCCTATCCAATCTATAGCTGGGATTACGGTATAGAGTTATCCGACCTGTACGGTGAGGATGTAAGATATGTGTGTGCTGAGCTTGAAGATAGAATTAAAGAGGCTTTGACACAGGACGAACGCATTACAGATGTGTTAGACTTTACTTTCAACACGGAGGAAAAAGGCATCGTTAAAGTGGCATTTACAGTGGAGACAACCGAGGGAGATATCGAGATTGAAAGCGAGGTGAACTATTAATGTATGAAGAGATGACATTCGAGGCGATATTGGAGAGAATGCTAAACCGTATCCCCGATAGCCTTGATAAGCGCGAGGGCTCTGTAATATATGATGCCATTGCTCCTGCTGCCTTGGAGATAGCACAGACTTATGCCGACATGGACAGCATTATAGATGAGACCTTCGCAGATACTGCGTCAAGGGATATGCTTATCCGCAGGGCTAAAGAGCGAGGACTTACCCCTTACCCTGCTACTAATGCGGTTATAAAAGGTGTATTTGATATTGAAATCCCCATAGGTGAGAGATTCACACATGGGGATTTAATTTATACTGTCAAAGAGAAACTAAAAGACCACGAATATAGCTTAGAATGTGAAAGTGCAGGAATTGCAGGAAATAAACGGACAGGCTCTTTAATCCCTATAAGCTACATCGAGGGGCTGGGCAGTGCTGAGATATCGGAGCTCTTAATCCCTGCGGAGGATGAGGAAGATACGGAGGCATTTAGAAAGCGTTATTTTGACACCTTTAATGCAAAGGCTTATGGAGGCAATAAACAGGACTATATCAACCGTACAAATGCCATAGGAGGCGTAGGAGCTACCAAGGTAATACCAACATGGAATGGTGGCGGTACTGTTAAGGTTGTTATTTTAGATTCTGAATTCAACCCAGCTAACAATGAGCTAATCAAGAAGGTACAGAAAGAATTAGACCCAGCACGAGATGGAACAGGCGCAGGCATTGCTCCAATAGGTCATGTGGTTACAGTTGCAACCGTTGATAAAGTGGCTGTAAATGTCGGGGCTAAAATAACATTTGAAAGCGGTTATAACTTTAACAGCCTTAAAGCAGATATAAGCAGAGCGATAAGCGGATACTTGCTAGAATTAAGGAAGTCTTGGGCAGAAAGCGAGAGCATAACCGTTAAAATCAGCCAGTTGAATACAAGGATAACGGCTATTAAAGGGGTATCCGACATAGAAGGCACAACAATCAATGGAAAGAATACTAATTTGGTAATAACTGCATACAGCGTGCCTATAGATGGCGAGGTGGTAAATAATGCGTGATATTGATATCAAGTCTTATGTACCGCCTTTTTTATTGAAATACGGCGAATTAAAGCAGTTGTACGAGAGTGAAAACCCTGAATTTAAGAAGCTGAATGTAGAGACTGATAACTTGCTTGATAATCAGTTTATAGGCTCAACCAACGAAAAGGGCATAGCAAGGTATGAGGCACTACTTGGTATAAGCGGAATGCAGGAGTATTCCTTGGAAGAAAGACAAATCAAGGTATATACAGCGTGGATAGATGACATCCCCTATACCTTTAATACCTTGAAGGAGCGTATAGAAAGATTATGCGGCAAGGGAAACTTTACATTGGTAGTTAATAATGAGGCTAACAAGGTAATTATAACCACACATTTAGAGTACCAGTTGCAATCGGAGGAATTAGAAAGAATGCTTGATATTATCCTTCCTGCTAATATGGTGCTTTTAATCACTAACAGTTTTGATAATGTGCTCCAAACAGATTATATGTACGCAGGCGGTGGAGTGGTTACAACTGATTATATCGAGCTCACAGAATAGGAGGCAAGATGGCAGAATTTACAAAACTGATAATAACCAATAAAGGTAAGGCGTTGCTATCAGAGGTCGCAACAAGCACGAATAGGATCGAATTTACAAGGGTAAGCACATCCGATAGGACTTACGCAGAGGATGAAATTGCAGGGCTTACAGATTTGGCAGGCATCAAGCAGACAAACCATATATCGAATGTTGTCGTACAGGCAGGTGGCAAAGTCAAGATTGAGGCTGCCTTTGAAAATCGAGAACTAACAGAGGGTTACTTTATTACGGCTATAGGCATATACGCAAAAGCTGGGAGCGGCACGGAAGTCCTATATGCGGTAGCAATTGAAAAGACTGGTAGATATTCGATACCACCTTATAATAATGCTACCGTAAGCGCGGTTTATCTAAAGCTCTTCCTTGCGGTTGAAAATTTTGAAAAGATTACCCTTGAAGTAAGCCCAGGGGCATTCATTACCACAAGCGAAATAGGGAGAATCAAGGACGAGCTCAAGCGGGAGAATACGGAGACAAAAACAAAACTGGAGCAACAGGGTGAAGAGCTTAAGCAATCTCTTACTAAGGTCATCAAGGATATAGCCGACAGCAAGGGAGCGTCTACTACAACTTTCAATGTTGACGGCTCAATAACAACCGAGAACAGCCTTGAAACGGTTACCACAACCTTTAATAAGGCTGATAAGTCAATCCTTGAAAAACACGCTTACAAGAACGGCACTTCAAAGACGCTCAAGATTGTATTTGAGAGTAAAAAAATAATAACAACGGAGGTAAATTGATATGCAGATTGAAGCGATTCCCATGCTGATTAATAGTGACTTTATGGAGATACCCTTGGATAAAAGACTTGACCTTGCAGA